CCCAACAAGCCTTTAAGGTCAAAGTTCTTACGATCTTCAGGGCTCATCTTTTTGTTTGACCATGATTCTAAGTCTTGCCTTAAACGAGCCTGATCGCCTAAACTCACGGTATAGCGTTTGGACACGATTAAAGGCTTTCCATCGTCTGTTTTTAATGGTTGACCTGCATCATCATCACCGTGTAGCTCCCAAGTAAATACAACTTTATGCATAATTTTGGTTTCGCCAGCCCATTCTGTAGCCTGATGGCCAAGGTCAATAATTGAATACAAGCGAGCCATGTGTAGACCTGCTGGTGCAATTTTAAATTCTTTACTATTATCTGAAATAATCATTGTTTACTCCCAAAAATGTTAGAAAAATCATCAAAAACTGAAGCTAATACAGGGTTAGGTTTAACTGGCGATGGCAATCCACACGCATAGCGTAAGTCACCGATTTCATCAAGTGTGATTGTGACCCCATCTTCTAGGTCTTTAAAGATGCGTTCCAAGTGTTCTTGGAAGCTGTTGAAGTCTTGCTGTTGCGTTTCTATTTCACTCATAAGAGCTCCTTTACGGTTATCACGACATATTGCCGTAATTAAATATTAAGCCAACTTAAGCATCATGTCAACAATTATTTGCAATTATTTTATAAATAAGTTAAGATAGCTGAAATGAACGCAACTGCAATAATTAAACTTTTAGGTGGGCCAACCCGTATATCCAAGCTAGTTGGGGTATCTGTTCCAGCCGTGTCTATGTGGCAAAACAGCGAGATCCCTATGGATAAGCTAGTCATGTTGGCAGCAACCTTAGAAAAAGAATCACATGGGCTGATTACTAGGAAAAGTTTATTTCCAAATAATTATCGTTTGATATGGCCTGAATTGGAATAATGCGGTATGATTTACACATCTCTTGGAAGGGGATTAAACTTAGTGTGGCTTCACATGATACTCAGTAGGTTGCTAAGACCTATCCTTCCAGACCCCTTAAAAAAGGGTTGGGTATCAGGTGAAGCCATTTTTTTTAAAGGCTTTTATGCACTACTATGAGCATAATATTGGGGATTATCGTAAAGATACATCTCACCTATCTCTGCTAGAACATGGCATTTATAGGCAACTAATTGACACTTACTATTTATCTGAAAGTCCATTAACTAGCGACTTAGATAAACTTATGCGAACGCATAGCATACGCAATGCGGAAGAAATGCTATCGTTTTCAAATGTATTAAATGATTTCTTTGAATTAACAGAAGAAGGGTACATTCACAAGCGTTGTGATGATGTTATAGCCAAGTATCACGGTAAATCAGACAAGGCTAGGGCTTCTGCTAACGCTCGTTGGGCTAACAAAGACAAGGATTCTAATGCGAACGCAAAGCCAACGCAATCCGAAGGCAATGCTAACCATAAACCAATAACCAATAACCATAAACCAATAAATACACCTGAAGGTGTTTCTGAGTCTGTTTTTAAAGACTATTTAGAAGTTCGCAAAACCAAAAAAGCAAAGTGGACAGATACTGCTCTTAAAGGCTTAATCAGAGAAGCTAATAAAGCTGGGATGTCACTACAACAGGCAATGGAAATTTGCTGTGCTAGAGGTTGGGCTGGTTTTAATGCTGAGTGGGTTAAAGACCAACAAACTACAAACAACGACAAAGCATGGATGTTTAGCGATGCAGGCATTATTGCCAAATCTTCTGAACTTGGCATCCACAGCATTGGTCTTTCTTACAAAGAACTTAAAGATAAATGTTTGCTAGTTATGGCAAAGAAAGCGATGGCATGAATGAGTTGGCTCTTTTCGCAGGTGCTGGTGGCGGAATACTTGGGGGAAAGCTCCTTGGATGGAGAACAGTCTGTGCCGTTGAATGGGAAAAATATCCAGCAAGCGTATTGCTTGCCCGACAAAATGACGGAGTTCTCCCGTCTTTCCCGATTTGGGATGATGTTCAAACCTTTGACGGAAAGCCTTGGCGAGGAATTGTTGATGTCATTTCAGGCGGATTTCCGTGCCAAGACATTTCCTCTGCTGGAAAAGGAGCAGGAATTGACGGAGAAAGATCAGGAATGTGGTCGGAGATGGCAAGGATTATTAGCGAAGTACGACCCAAATACACATTCATTGAGAACAGTCCAATGCTCACTTCTAGAGGACTTGAACGAGTGCTTGCAGACTTGGCCAGCATGGGGTTCGATGCGGAATGGGGAGTGCTGGGAGCAAACGAAGTCGGAGCTAACCATAAAAGGGACAGAATCTGGATTGTTGGCAGAAACACCAAGTGGCAAATGGCCGACACCGACAGTATCGGACATATACACAGGAAACCTGAAATCAACGCAACAAAAAACAGGATCGATGCACTCAGTAACCCTACCTCAAGCGGTAAGAATGTGGCCAACTCCCGATGCGAATTTTGGCAAAAGGGGAACTCAACCAAATTGGACAAGGATACGGCCAAGTGGTCATACGGCTCAATATTCAATAAATCAAGCGGTGAGGGATACGGAACAGAGCAATGGTGGGCAACTGAACCCAATGTGGGTAGAGTGGTTGATGGGATGGCCGATAGGGTGGACAGACTTAAAGCCATTGGAAACGGACAAGTCCCACTTTGTGCAGCAACAGCTTGGGAACTCTTAAGTGAACGACTTGTTAACAGGAATTGATGACGAAACCTACAGACACCAATGTGAAGTTAGATACTGGATCAAACTTAGAAAAGAAAAAGGTTTGCAAGAGTTTCGCAGACTTATCTCAACTTATGAACTTGGTAGTAGACGCCCATCAGTCATGCGAGATATACAAGACCAGTACATCAAAGGCAACCGAGGCGAAAAAGGAGATTGGCGATGAATGAATACGATCCGCATGAAGCAATAAACTTTATATACACACACGCACCTAACTACGCTAAAGCCAAAGGTCAACTAGCCCAGCTAGAAACATACAAATCTAGCCTTAAAGCCATTATGATGAAGAAGTCAAGTGAGCAAAGCCTTGGCGGTCAAGAGCGTGAGGCCTATGCAAGCCAAGACTATCAAGACTTATGCGTTGCAATAGGAAAAGCCACAGAGGATGCAGAAAAGTTAAAGTGGCAACTAGAAGCAGCTAAGATGCGTTTTCAGGCTTGGCAAACAGAATCAGCAAACAACCGACAATTGGAGAAATTTACCGTATGATCAGATTAACCGAAGAATTCCTTATCCTAAAAACATTGATTCGTATGTATGACGAGGCCTTAAAAAATAATAGTGCTTTGCTAATGATGGAGATTTCTGTAGATATTGCTGAATCTGCTGAAAAGCTAGAGCAAGCAAGTGTAGATAATGCCAACAAGGGCTGAAAAACAACACTTTCGTAAGGTGGCCGAGTTAGGATGCTCACTATGTAGGCATCAAGGCAACGAGGGAACGCCAGCAGAGTTACACCACATAAGACGGGCTGGTAAAAGAAGTGATGCCCCTGTTATACCCCTTTGTCCTTATCATCATCGTGGATCAAATACTTCTATACATGGTATGGGCCGCAAGCGGTTTGAGGCTGAGTACAATATAAGTGAAGAAGAATTGCTTGAACAAACAGAAAGTCTTATAAATGCTTGTGCTTAACCTACCCCTACCCCCATCGGTCAACAGTTACCGTACTATTTTTAGGAATAGAATGGGAATCAGTAAGGCTGGCAGAGAGTTTAAACTTCAAGTGCAAGACTATGTGCTTGACAACGCTGTGGCCAAAATGGGCGATAAACGCCTACAAATGCAAGTTACACTCTACCCTAGGGATAGGCGTAAGCAAGACATAGATAACCGCATCAAAGCCCTGTGGGATGCTTTAACCGATGCTGGCGTATTTGATGATGATGAACAGATTGATGTTTTAATAGTACAAAGGGGCGAAATCCGCAAAGGCGGTGGTTGCCTAGTAATGATAGAAGAACTGGAAAATGTACCCAAAGAAATTGAGCGACAGAACTTTGCAAGAGTGCAACAATTGTAAACAAAGAAAACCTAAAGAATTTGGCCGTTATGTACCATATAACGAAGGAATGAATCAAAAATGGCTTTGTGGTGGTTGTTACGACAAAAGAAATAGGCGATAATGTAATTACGAAGTGATATTAGGGGAAATCCGTTGAAAGTACCCACTTTTTTGGAGATGCTATGAAAGAGTGTGCCTTATTTACCCTAACGCTGTTGCATAGTGCGACCAACGCACACTTGATGCACTTCAAAACACGCTCTTATTCACAGCACAAGGCTTTACGCCAGTATTACAATCAGATTCCTGACTTGGTAGACACATTAGTTGAAAGCTATCAAGGTTTGTACGGCATAGTCGAGGACTATCCTAATGTCTATCATTCGCCAAAAGACCCACTCAAATACTTTGAATCTTTGCAACGATTTGTTAAAGATGCTCGCCAAGATTTGCCACAAGACACAGAACTGCAAAATGTAATTGACGAAATCGCTGATTTAATCAATTCAACCACTTATAAACTTAAATTTTTGGGGTAATCATGCCATTGGATAAATCAGGATCAAAAGAATCAGTCGGCAAGAACATTAAAGCCGAGATGAAAGCTGGTAAACCTAAGAAGCAAGCCGTTGCTATTGCACTTAATGTTGAGCGTGATAATGCCAAAGGTGCTCGCAAAGCCACATTAGAGGAAGCTTATGGTCGCTTTCTAGGTAAGCGTGACGCTGAAGAATGAGCCGTAGAGATGACATCCGTGCAGCAGTAGAAAAGCACGATAAGCCAATTGCCAAGACTACCAAAGGCAAAGGGCGTCATTACTTGTCAGCCGAAGAAGGTGCTGGCATGACTGAAGCAGGTAGAAAAGCATACAACGCAAAGAACAACGCAAACTTACAAGCACCCCAATCTAGTGGCCCACGCCATGATAGTTTTTGTGCAAGATCAGCAGGATGGACTGGGGAACGAGGTAAAGCAGCTAGAGCAAGGTGGAAGTGCTAATGAAAAACGGACTATATGCCAATATTCACGCCAAGCGTGAGCGTATCGCCAAAGGTTCAGGCGAAAAGATGAAAAAAGCTGGTGCTGAAGGCAGACCATCTGCCCAAGACTTTAAAGATGCTGCCAAGACTGCAAAGCCTACACGCAGAGAAACAATTGAATCTAAGATGAAGGATATGTAATGTTCCCAAAAGAAAAGATTAAACCTGAAAACAGCTTGCTACAAAAGCACAAAGAATCCACGCTAGAAAAGAACCAAAGAGAGCGTTTAGAGCGTAGAGCTGCTATTGCTAATAAAGTGAAAGACTTAGACAAAGAAGTCAAATAGTAGTAAACTTAAGCATCATTAACTAACTACTTGGTTAAATATGCAAATCAAAGAAGTTGCTGTAGATAAGCTAATCCCTTACGCAAAGAACAGCAGAACCCATAGCCCTGAACAAGTTGCCCAAATTGCCGCAAGCATTAAAGAGTTTGGCTTTCGCAACCCTATATTGGTAGACGGGGTAGGCATTATTGCAGGGCATGGCCGTTTAATGGCCGCCCAAAAGCTAAATTTAGACAAAGTACCCACAATTGACTGCTCAGATATGACTGAAAGCCAAAAGAAGGCTTACATCATTGCTGACAATAAACTAGCCATGAACGCTGGGTGGGATATGGACTTTTTAAAGCTAGAGCTACAAGACTTAGAAGATGCAGACTTTGACCTGACACTTACAGGTTTTGATGATAAAGAACTAGATCAATTACTTGCACCTGAGATTGAAGAAGGCTTGACAGACGAAGATGCTGTGCCTGAATTGCCTGAAGAACCAAAAACTAAAGTTGGCGATATATATATTCTTGGAAACCACAGGCTTATGTGTGGTGACAGCACAATGTTGCATGATGTTGAAAAACTCATGAATGGCACAAAACCTGATTTAATTCATACAGATCCACCATACGGCATGAACGCTGTAAGCAAATCGTCAGTATTGAAAGCAAATTACGGCACAGACATTATGGGTGACGATAACCCTGATGTGGCCAAAGATGCGTTTAATTTGATTTATGGCTTATACCCTGATGCCAAGCAAATATGGTGGGGTGCAAACTATTATTGCTCCGTATTGCCTGACAGCGAATGTTGGTTGGTATGGGATAAAAACAATGGCCAATCAGACCAAACTGATTGTGAGTTGGCATGGGCAAACTTTAGAAGCGTTGTAAGACAATTTACCCAAGCATCTGAAAAGACCAATCGAGTACACCCAACACAAAAGCCTGTATCTTTGA